GTACACCCCTGAGTGGAGCGATACAAAACTTACGTGCCGACTTGATGGGTACACCTGACTTACATGTGGAGTGTAAGCGTACCGAGAAGTTTCAAATCTATGCAGCATTGGAACAAGCAGAGAAAGCAAAAGATAAAAACACACTGGTGACTGTCATCAACAGACGTAACAAAATGACAACAGGTGAGTCTCTTGTCGTCATGCGTATGGATGAGTGGCTTCAATTATATGCTGCATATCTAAAAGAGAAAGGAGTTACATGAAAACAAGAATACATATTAACCAACACTTGATACGTGCCAATACTCATCGATCAGAAAGACTAAGAGGAAAAGTTATTACTGTTAAGACATATAAGTCTAACACGTATGCAAACAAAGTAACTATTAAAGGTGAGTCGACTGTCGTCTACTCCCCTGATAAACCTTTGAGTTGTGGTGCAAAGGTATGGATTGAAACAGAAGGAGAAGTAATTATAGAATGAGGTTAGACTTCTGTGTAGCTTGTGGCACACAGGAGAATTTACATCACCACCATCTTATCCCTAAGAGTCGTGGTGGAAGTGACGATGAATCGAATTTAATAACTGTCTGTCAACATCATCATGCGTTGATCCATAACTTTACATGGCGTGGTAACTTGAGTGATTTAATTAAGCAAGGGTTACAACGTGCCAAGAAGAAAGGCGTACGGGTACACGGAACAAAGGAAGAGATGGATAAGCTTCATGAAATAAAAAGAAAAGAATACTTAAAGTTTTGTCTGTCGTTGTTACCATACATTGTGCCAGGGATTACTCGCAAGGAACAGGCAGATATATTTGAGGATCATCAGTTTAAAAGATTCAGAAGTTACAAAGGAATGACGGGTAGGTGGGACGATCACGGGGTGTTAAAAGTTATAAGGTGTCTACAGAGAAATGGTAAAATATAAATTCGCAGAAGGTAGGAAAGAAGATATCACTATCATGGCAAAGACTATGTGGGGTGAGGCACGAGGTGAATCAGACGAAGGCAAAGTTGCAGTCGCATGGGTGATACGTAATCGTGCAGAGAAACCTAGATGGTGGGGATTAACCATTGCTGGTGTATGTTTAAAGAAATGGCAATTCTCCTGTTGGAATCCAAGCGATCCTAACGCAGAGAAGATAGCTAACCTAAGTGATGAGGAGTTGTCTCCCTTTATCCTTATCGCTGAGAGTGTACTCGATGGTGAGGTAGACGATCCAACAGGTGGAGCTACTCACTATCATGTACATGGTATGAAGAATATGCCAAAGTGGAGTGAAGGGATGACACCCTTTGTTAAGATTGATCATCATGATTTTTATGTGGGGATATTATAATGTTAAGTAAATTGTTTGGTGGCAGTACCATTAAAGCTGTAGGTAATATTGTTGATGAAGTTTTTACAAGTGAAGATGAGAAGAATCAGGCTAAGATTTCTATCAAGAAGATAGAAGCTGAGTTAAAGAAAAGACAAATGGATATTAACGTGGCTGAGGCACAGTCAAAAAGTTTATTTATCGCTGGCTGGCGACCAGCATTAGGATGGGTGGGAAGTCTGTCTGTAGCATACGTTTACTTGTTACAACCAATACTTGATATGATACTACAAATGTTTGATATCCATATTGACTGGGTGACGCTAGACATTTCACAATTATTTCCTCTTATTCTAGGTATGCTCGGATTGGGTGGACTCCGCAGTTTTGAGAAGAGCAAAGGCTTAACAAAGTAGCCAAAAAATTTCTAGCAAAATTGAAAACGTCTGTGACACAAACTGTGTCAAGCCTGCCACAAAGTGTGCCAAGACTAGGATTAGATTCATTTAGGATGTGTGTAAGCAAACTTTTTTTTGTTGGTAAACAGCGAAAGATTTTTAAAAAAATCTTTCGTATAGTAGTACACATCCGTGTCGAGGCAGTGCTCTACCGCTGAGCTACGCACCCACTTGAGTGTAAAACTCCTTAGTTTCTTTATATAATTTAAAGGTTTTTTTTGTAAAGTTTAAAAGACAGGCGGTGGTCTGTGCCACCACCCGTCTAGTATATGTCTGTTACGACAGTTTGTTTACGTAGGCACCATACTCTTTCTGTGCCAACTTCGTGTAACGTCTAACCATATCAAGATTAGAATGTCCCAGTAAGTCTGCTATTTTCGTCTCTGGTACACCCAACCTTGTAAGTTCCGTTCCGTATGTGTGTCGGTGATCATGAATACGATAATCTTTTAGGCACAATTTGTGACATATCTTATCGTGTCTTTTTCTTACCCACCTTACACCAAGTCTAGCACCTATATATCTACCTGCACTTGAGTGTCTATGCACAAACACATAGTCATTAGGATCAGTAGATATAATCATAGAATCTAATACTAAGCGAAGCTTAAGAGGTATGTTAACTGTGCGTGTTTGTCTCCCACCATGTCTACCTTTATTGTTAGATAGCTTAACCTCATTCTTCACTAAGTCTAAATCTTTTACCTTTAGATTCAAAGCTTCTGATAGACGACAGCCAGTATATATAATAAAATTTAATATACCAATCTCATCATCTCTCAGTTCACCAAGATAAGCTTTCTTCTCTTTCGGTAATAGATTTCTTTCTCTTACAGATTCTCCTTTAGGCATGACAATCTTAGGTGTCTTCATTAACAATCCTAGTAACGTTGCTCGATTAAGAATAGCCTTGAGTATATTCAAGTCTCTTTTTCTCGTATCGGGTTTGTTATGTTTATGAATAACATCTCCATAACTGTTGATATCCATAGAAGTCATATCTTCTAATGGAGTATCTCCCCAGTATCGGAGTTGTCGTTGAACTAAGATTTGATCGTCTTTGCCTACACCTTCTGGTCTAGCTAAATAATTATTAGCTGCATCTCTAAACGTAGGCAGAGTACTGGCAGACACATCTCCAAACAATTCCACCTGTCGCTTCTTTAACAAAGCTTCAGCTGTGGAACGTAGAGATTTTTGTATGCCTGTTGATTCACGTATACGCTTATCGCCTACGTTACCAACAATGTACCACCTATTACTTCTCAACTTTAATTCTAACTTCATGTGTGTGCCTCCTTCTAATATAGGTGTTTATTCTCCTTCTTATCTTTTGTTGACCAGTTTAAATCCCAATCCTTTCCAATAGAAGACACAGCTTTATACTGCTTATCTGAAATGTCGTTGATAGTCGGTCGTATCTTCACAATAATTAAAGAACGCTTACGAACACCAACCTTATCCATGATTGCACGTACGTGTGCCTTGACAGTTGATTCAGTAATACCAAATCGATCGCATATGTCTGTGTTGGAAGAGCCACGCATTAACATCTGAACGATGGCGTGTTGCTTGGGTGTGAACTTAGTCAGTATTGCAAAAGTTTCCTCGTCATTCGTATCAGTTGTGAGTGATACGTTGGAATCTTTTGGTAGTCGGTCATTGGCAAACATGTTCTGTATGCCGCAGATAGATTGGGTTAACATACTAAAGGCTTGTTCTAACTTATACAACCTAGTCTCTAGAATATCAACTCGTGTCATAGTCTTATTCATCTTCGTTATCCTTTCGATCTTAATGTATGCGTTAGCATACACTATTCGGTTATATAAGATAACTTGTATTAGTGTCAATAAAATTTTAATAGGGGAGTTCACGTATCTACTGCTTCAATTCGGTAGTTTCGTGTGTGTGGATTTTGGGAGTAGGCTTTAAAACCTACCCCAAAATCGTTTCGAAAGGAACATTAAAAGTCACAACACTTTTAGTGTACTCGAATCATTACATAAAAAAGTTGTGAATAAAAGAGGGTAAAAGTACACATATTGGATACATGTACTTTGTTTATGTACTTAGTATTAGTTTCTATTTGTAGGTTTGGTAGTGCGTGCGTAAATTGCTTTTAATACAGGCAGTAAAGATTGAAAACCCAATGCAAATCTTTCTTTCATGTATGCATCATACTCTTCAATCAGTTGTACAGAGGGTAGTATAAAAACTTTACGCTTATCTTTTTTACTATTCTTGTATTCAAAGAATACTCTAGTATCAACACAATGATTAACAAATTTCATTGCACCCTCTTTGCTAATTTGCCTCATTGTATTAGCTAAGTCTGACTTACTTACTAAGTTTTGTTTCCAATGTTCTTCCATTAAATAAAGAAGGCATTTGAATTTGTGTGCGTTATCAAAAATATGTAATATACTTTTCTTCTTGTAGTAAACAATATCAGTTTGTTGTCTTAATACACGAGTGTAATAAAGAATATCTTCATCAGCAAACCAAGTTGAAAATTCTTTAGCAGACAATCCCATTATACTTGTACACATTGTTTCAATGTCGTGATTTAGTCTGTCTTTATCTAGTTCTATCCTTCCATGCCTAAATTTCATGTGTGTCTCCCTTTCAATTCATTGAGTTGTAAATTAATATCATAAAAAATATTGTCAACATCATATTCAATCCCATAAGTATCTCCTAGTGTAGAGTCTTAGTTTCTTTGTTAACTTCGGTAACACCTATGTGTCCCCCGTCTTCTAATGCTTTTGTTATTTGGTACAGCATTGCATGTCCCTCTCTGTTATCCATTTCAAAAGTAGAATTAAGAATTGTAAATGCAACAAACCCTAACATGTCAGTTGCATTGATCTTCTTCTCTTGTGATACCTTGAGTATATCGTTCAAGGAATTTGTTATTGTACTCATAACCTTCTTGTTCATCATCTTCGCTATCTCTCTACTCATCTTCTATCTCCTTTAAAAATTTTATAACCTTTAGTAACTTAGGTTTCACATTCGTTTCATAATCTGTATCATCAGCTAGTAATCCACTAGCCTCAATGATTATGTCTAAGCATTCTTCTTTAGTCATCTTCATCCTCCTCTATATCAATAACAAAGTTTACTCTTAGTATACCTTCTATGTCTTGATAAACATCAAACTCCACATCATAAAAAGTATTGTCTAGTAATTTTAATAATTCATGTTCCTTCATGCTACCTTCCTTACATAGTCTTTACCATTATCGGTTAACCAATAGACATACACACCATTGCGTGTGTCTAGGTTTGTCTTCTCTCTCTCAACGAAATTCTTATTCATTCCCTTGTAGAGTTCAGCTTGTATTTGTATGTCGTCTAAGTCTGGATTGAGTGGTGTAAGTTTGTTGAGTATACTTTTCTGTGTACTCTTCATCACACCCTTCTTCGTATACAATTCTAACAACACACAGTTAGTCGTCTCGGTAAAAGGTTTCTTACTTTCAGTAGCAAGATATGAATTAACATCTGGATTGAGTAGATGTGTTGAGAAAGGTTTCCTCTTACTGCCATTCAACATCTCATTGGTTGGGTGGAATGTTGTGTTCTCATAGAAAACTTTCTCAGCTTTCTTGCTGTCTGTAGCAGTTGATTTCATTCCTGCTGCGTCAGGTTTTTTACGTTGCAAGAAAGTCAATTCACTTTCTACCTGTTTAAATACTAGCTTCTTAGCTTGTAGTTTAGTTAAGTAACCACCCTCTACGAGAGTGGCTAAAGCATTGTTAATTTTTTTAGATGGCATGTGATACTCCTTCCTTGAGAAAGTCTGGTATGATGTCGTGTGACCAACTATGCATAGCAGTCTTGTCATGCTTGTAGTATTTGCGATACGCATCAATGGTATCGTCAAAAGATGTGTAGTCGTCTGGCTTGTATTCGTCTGGCATACACAATGGTGGTAACGTGAAATCATATTGTGGAAATGCTTTGTGTATTTTTTCCGATATGATTGCACTGATAGTCATGTCCATAATTGCATCAATGGATTTGTGTGCAGACTTGAATCGTTCATGCCATTGAGTAGACAACCCAGTAGCTAGGGTAATAGCATACTCAAAGTTACCAGTAGAATCACCAACCCATCTAGTCATGGGGTGATTCTCATAGGCTGGCTTGTATGGTGCGATGTCAGACAAGTCATGTCTGTGCAACGCTGTCGAACACATCTGTGCAATCTCTAGTATGATTTTGCCTACATGTTTATCGCCATACATATTAGATGATGCAATGGGATTTTTATCTAAGAAGAATATATTCATCTCTTACCTCTATTCTCTCGTTGAGTTAATTCTCTGATGTGTACCCAAACGTAGTTGGTTTTAGGTTGCTTGTATTTTCGCAACCTCAAAAGTATTAGTAACTTGTTTATCATTTTCAATCCTCATTTCTGTGTGTGTTAGTTAACGTCTATGCTTATAGTTTTCTCTCCTCTATGTTTTTGTATGTGTTAGTTTCTGGATCAAGGATTATTCCTCGAAGCAGACAAGACTTCAACCACTTACGAATAGTGTTGTAGTCTTCTGTTTGCACAACAACATTATTCTGATCGAAAGGTTTCATGATAGCTTCGAAACAATCTTGTACTATCCATTCAACCTCAGCGTTATCTAAACTGTGAGTGTTGTCTGTGCTTGGTGTATCTACTCCTGGCGTAGCAGGTACATCATCTTCGTTATTGAAAAAGCTTTTGCGTTTAGCAACCTTCTGTTTCTTTCTAGGTTTCCTATCATCATAAGCTTGTCTCTTTAATACATCTGGTATCTCAAGTATCTCATCATCATGATGAGGTGGATTATCTAAGTCAAACAAACTATCGTTGTAATCATCAGTACCCCATTCCATACCAGAGATATGTTCTTCTTCTTCCTTAACTCCCATCAGTTGATTGAGTTGAGATTTTGCAATGTCTTTATCTATATCTGACATACAATTCCTTTCCATGTGTGTGATTAGCTACCAAAGATTGATCGTGCCTTTGCACGTCTCTCTTTCTTAGCTGTTATGTGTGCGTTGTGTATTTGATAATCCTCATCTGATAGAGGGTAAGTTATATGCTCATAGTATAAGTCACCATGATTACGTTGTTGCTTATAACTACTACCATATGCAAATCCTTGCTTAGTGAAGCTGATGAAATGATTATCCATTTCCTCGCTAGTACTACGACCGAAGTCATTAGATGCATTTAGTCTGATACACTTAATAGGTTTATCTTCTTCATTAGTGTCATCAGTTGCTACTACCTTATAATAATCGTTACTACTTCCGTACCTTGCTTGAGATGTAAACACTGTACCAATAGGAACACCTGTCAAATCTATGTCAGTAGTTTTCATACGATTAAACTTAACAGTATCGGGATTGATACTATCATCACGAAGATTAGCCTTACCTGTATGATCAGTAAAGAAAGCAACTCTCTTCCCTTGCCTACCATATGCCCAACCAATGTTACTTATTTGATTGAGATCGTTTTTGTGTTCAACAAGTCTTACTACCTTGCCACTATATGTCTTAGCATGACTACCTTTAGGGTACTTACTAAAATCAAATTGTGGTCGAGTAGTTACTCGCTGTTGTAAATTAATTTCTGATTCAATTTCTTCGTTGTAACTCATATACTATCCTTCCTAGTTTCTTTAAGTTACTGTGGTTGATTGACTGCTTGTCAGCCTCTAACCACACTTCTCTCCAAAACCTCGGTGTCTTAACACCGAAGGTTTGAATCCATTTAAGAGGTATGGTGTACCTCCTGTAATTCTTCATGCTGTTATCTTCTTCGCTACTATTAAGTCAGCATTGTCGACAACATATCTACTACCAAGTAATCTCTTGGCTATCTTATCCATGCAGTGTTTAACCAAATCATCTAAGTCATGTATGACATGGTAGTCTGGATAGAATTGTTTAACTGCTTCTGATTGAATACCAATACCAATGACATCGATACCCTTATTCATTCCATACTGAACAACATCTCGTAAGTTCTGATTAATATGTTTGTATCCATAGTCTGTTTGGTGTGCTGGATAGCCATCACTTAACACCATAAGTATTCGCTTACTCTCTTTACGTTTGAGAATACTTTTTATACTAGATAGTACAGCACAAGCATCAGAGTTCTGACCACCATAGTCATTCTGTACACTAGCAAGATTACCCAAGCTACGTTTTGCTTGCATAAGTTTCTCTGCAAAAGTTTTGAATACAAAGATATCCATTGGATCTGTTCGACTGTACTTACCAGTGATACGATAGTGTGAGCGATCTAAAAACGAGGAACGATTAGTAAAGCCTCGTATCTCTAAGGCACAGCCTACCTTGTGTACTGATTCAGCTAAAGCAATACATGATTGTTGTGCTAGTAGTGTACGTTTACCATGCATACTACCAGACATATCAACAAGGATACTTACTGCTGTATCTAACTCCTCTACCTCTTCACGCATTTTGAATACGTTAGGATTACCTTGATAGGCAGACACTAACCTCTTGGTATCAAATCTTCCATGCTCAAAGCCTGTGTTCCAACCTCTCATTTGAGTAGACATCAAGGCACGTTCCAACTTACGTCTCATAACACTGGCTCTGCTCCCCATGATGTTGATTACTTCTTGGTATCTCTTGTCGCCTTTAGGATTACCCATGTGAACACCATAAGAATAGTCATATCCACTATCACATACATACTTACCTTTCTTGTCTGATGCATGATGATACTTATCACTCTCGGTTGTTGATACTGTGTATGGTGCATGTACATCATCAGACCTGTAATCATTTGAGTTAGTCTGACCAAGTATCCTACCAATGTTAGTTTCAACTGGGATAGGTGTAATATCAGTCAGCTTATCACGAAGAACTTTACCTTTGTGAGTAGTGCTAGCACCAAGACCACCACCTTCATCATCTGAGTCAGCTTCAGATTCTTGCATACTGATGTCGCCATCTAATTCTTCATGCTCGTCTGTTGCTTCACCATTACCCTTGCCTTTAACTTCTTTACCATCACCATCACCATCAACATTACCATAATTAACCTTTCGTTCATCTGGCTCAGGTAGATCATCATGTATTCTGATAGTCTTGGCAATCGTTCTTGCACATGTGATCATGTCTCCTGTACTCTCCATGCCGTCAACCATATCCACAAACTGTTCTACTGTTTGTTTGACATCATCTGGTAACGTAGAGATACACTCTTCGTTGAGTGCATTGTCATAACCAAGTCTTCTCCTGCCTTCCCACGTGATACCTACTGGACCAACAGACGACAACGTATCAGCTATCTCTGGCTTGTCTTTGTGCATGTCAAGATAGATTTGATTAACTGATTTGGTTGTAGCTTTTAGGTTTGTCTTCGCCCCTGGATACTGCTTGGTAATTAATCTTTCGATTCTTACATCTTCCAAAGCGTTCATGATTTGTGGCATAAGTTTGTCATCACAACGCATAGCTTCTTTGACAGCATCAGAGTACAGCTTGCTGTCTGTGTGTCTGATATGTCCAGCCTCGTGATCAACGTAGCCACGAGCAACAGACAACTGTTGTTGTGATAGCTTTTTGTTTTGATCCATCGATGGTAAGTATATCGTACTACCATCTGTCTTTGCTCTGTCTCCAGCAAATACAACAGACACATTGTGTTTCTTTCCAAACGTCTTGGCAGCTGTCTTACACGCTTCCTCGAAGATTGGAGTTGGTATAGTTCCTTCCATGTTTACCTCCTATTGGTATGTGAATTCCATTTCACCAGTGAATACACGAGTTGCAATCTCACTGATGTTGGCAAAGTCTTGTTGAGTACAACGATTCATGATCGATGTTTCTAATGCGTAGTTTAAAGTTTCTTCCTCATTTTTCATGTAAGGTAAGTAGTGTGCATATGTCTCTGCACATGTAGTTAAACCTCTGATTGATACAGATGTGTAGATACTACCATTCTGAAATGCCTCTCTTACTTCGTTAGCAAACCTTACTAACTCTTGTGCTTTAGGTTTAGGAAATCCAGATACATGTGATGTAATGAGTTCAACTTCTCTCTTCTCATCTAGGTATGGTATAGTCATGAACATACTAAACCTATCTAAGAAGGCTAGTGATTGATGTCTTGCACCTTGGTATGCACCTGTATCATCACCTTGTCCCTTGGTATTACCTGTTGCCATGATACGAAACATCTCATGAGGTTGTATGAATCTGTCTCCGTCTTCGAGTACAGTAAATCCTTTACTCTCTAATGCTCGTTGTAAAACATAAGCAACATCTGGTCGTATGAAATCTATCTCATCAAGACACAAGACACATGGCATACCAACAGCCTTCGGCAAGATACCATCAACAAACTTAGATTGAGTACCACCTTTGCCGTCAGTAACTAACACCTCTCTACCAACTAAATCCATACGAGTAATCTCACTATCAAAGTTGACTCTCTTGAATGGATACTTGAGTACAGCACATACTTGTTCAATGAGTGTTGTCTTACCTGTACCTGTGTGTCCACTGATGTAACCTTTCTTGTTTGATAACAAACAGAAGAGTACATTAGCTACATACTCACCTCTGAATACATAGTTGGGATCAATCTCAGGTACATCAGGGTGTGGTGTTTTCCAGTTGAACGTAGGTACATCGAATGAACATGATGTCATGTCTGGAAATAAATCAGATGCTGTCTTCCATACAACGTCTACCTGTAATGGAGTGCTGTCTGTCTTTGCTGGGTTTGACGCAGCGTTACTCGCTGCAACCGAAGTTGGTTTGGCAAATGCAGATTTTGATTGTGCTTTTGCTAACTCTTGCTTGAGTTCTTCCAGTTGTTTGCTTGCACTAACTGTTGCATCAGCAAATTGTTTTCTCTCCTCTAACATTTCAGACAAGGATACATTAGCACCTAACCCTGTAAGTACTTGGTCAGCTGTCTTTAGGTTTGCATCTGATAAACCTAACGTAGCTACAGCTTTGATATCTTCGTCTGTGATGTCATCTGGGTGTGGCAAGCCATCATTTGGATACTCAGCACCACTGTCATCAAAGTCAGTTGATAAACCTAATGACTTGCAACATGGTATTACAAATTGATCTAACTCAGATGGTACATTGACAGGCAATGTATAGTCTGGATCTTTCTTCATACTCTTTCGATTGAGTATCAATGCATTGAGTGATGTATCTATATGCTTGTCGGGGAAACGACTATTCATTTCCTTGATAACATTTGCATGGTGTCCACCCAATGAACGTAAGCAATCGTATACTGCTAGTAATGTTTCCATGTCTAACTTCTCAGTGTCCATGTCTTCCTCTTCTTTCTCTACTGTCGTAGTGTTGTCGGATTTTGTAACAAAGCCTTCATAATCCTTATGCAAACCTAGTACGTATCCATGTTTAGTCGTTGAACTCTTGACACCCCACTTACTAGGCACAACAATCGCTTTCATGATGTCATCTTCTATGCCAGATACACTTTTGCCTTCCTCAGCTATGAGTATGAGTACCTCTTCAGGTAACATACCTATGAGTGCAGAAGGTGAGCCTCTGAACTTAGGGTAGTTGTCTTTGATCAAATCAGAAATACAAATTTCTGACATGACATCATCATTGAGTATGTCGTTGAGTTCGTGTGATTGTTGAGCAAGCCTACGTAATTCTGTTCGCCTTGCGTCAGCAGTAGGTAACTTACATGCGTCTTCGATATCCTGTGATACAGGACTTTTAAATTCATAATCCATTTCAGTTCCTCGTGTGTGTGAACTACACATCTTTAATGTGTAGTGTTGTAATAGAGTAGTCGTTGCAATAGCCTTCGCCATCTCTTGTACAGACAAGCGATTGGTTAGTAACCTTGTGCTATTGCGTTGTGTAGTAGTGAGTTTAGTTCTCTAACGAACTTAATATTCCATACACCAGCTACCTATTACGTTTGTCTGGTATGGGAATGTATTATTTAATCATGATAACCTCAATTCAGTTTCGTTGTGTGTGTGTTGTGTATAGAGTACACTAATTGTACTTGTATGTAAAGTGTGGTTTAGGCTGTGGTTGAGTATCGCAACTGATTTTAACCACGAATTAAGTATGTGTAACTAGTATTACTCTCATACACCTAAACTCTGAGAAAGCCTAAGGACTCGCACCCTTCGTGATGACTTTGTCACTTTCTCATAATCAAGATTAGAAACCTCACTTGGCGGTATGTTTACACTAATCTTGAAACCCTAGATTATAAGTTAATTAATTATTTTTATTCTAAAAATAATAATTAACTAATGGTTTTTTAAGTTAGATAAAATTACAGACATGTTGTCTGTGAGTAACGAAGTTCATAATCAATCAAGTCAATCATGTGTTGGCATTGCTTTGCTAACTTTGCATATGTACTTGTGCGTTGCTTATGTCGTTGAATCACAGCTTGACGTTGTTGTCTTGTACCTTCAGGTAGTTGTGGTTTGTATGACATGCTAGCCCACATGGAAGTCATGTTTGATTTCTTCGCTGATTCCATGAGTGTCTTTGCACATGTGAGACAGTTATCTTGTAGCTTATCTTGTGCAACCTCACCTTTGAATCGGTGAGGTTGGAATTGTGTGTTGCAATTATGACAAGTCATAGTTTCCTCTTACGTAATGGAATGTTGTTGCTGTTGATACACCCAGCATAACTGCACAACAGATGAGTAAGTCTATGTTGATGATGCCACGCCACCAATAACTCACACACATGCCTGTCGCAGACGCAAAGCCAAGCGATATGAGTATGAAGAATGTTAAATATATATACCTCATGCAATACCTACCATTCTTCCATACTCTTCATCAGATATGGTGTCGTCTGTTTCAGACATGTGTGTATCCCATTCGATAGGAGTTATGCCAGTTACCATGTACTCACGTTGCCCATTAGACAGGTGTGGAAATACATCTTGAACAAGCTGTCTGTTTTCGTAGTACTGTATGCATTGCTCAATCGTGATTGGCAGAATTAAACTTTGCATCTTGCCAGAGATAAGACTCTTGCGTTGCACCATACATTTGTCGTTGTCTTTAATCACAAATACATTTGTGTCGTTTTTATCTTTGAAATTTATATAAGTAATCATACGTACCTTTCTGTGTGTGTGAATTTGTGCAGTGCCGTTATGTACATGTATCGGCAGATACAGTCACAATGCTGTGTTAAACACAACGACACCCACAATCGAGCATATTGCCCCCTGTGAATTACTCTAGGGGAATAATTTCCCCTAGAGGTAAGTGAGTTACTTACTAGCTAACAAGCTAGTAATCATGTCGGGAGTAACTCCCAATGCAGTAGCCAGTTTAGTAACTGAGTTACTAACTGGAGCATCGCCATTGGTCATCTTGGCAAGCTTGGATTTAGCAGTAGCTAAAGCCTTCTTAGTCTTCGGAGAAGACTGCTTGGCAAGGTTAGCAGTAAGCATGGCAACAGTAGCCTGTTGCTGTGCAACAGTACGTGGTGCTGAAGGCTGAGAAGCCTTCACTTGGGATTGGGTTTTGATCCCCAAGTCGCTGAACTTCGCAGCACGACAGTCCGAAGGACTGTGATGAATGCCACCGACAATGGCAACGCCATTGTTGATGCCTGTGAAAGTCAAAGGCAATACCTTGCCTTTACGAACAACACCGAAAGCCTTGCCGTCAGGCAAGAGTCTAAGTGGTCGCTGTGCTGAAAGCACAGTATCGCCATTGTCGTTAACGAAGTTAACGTCAAACGTAGTAGTTGTGTGAACAAAAGTCATAAAGTTCCTTTTCGCTGATTGAATCGAAGATTCAAAGCCAAACCATTTGGTTGAATCGAAGATTCAGTTTCGTCATTCACTTCAAGGTGGTAGGTTTTATACCCCTTACTTTGTAAGGGGTTAAAACCATAACCAGTTTCGGCAAATCTCGGGTGTGTCTGTGATAAGCTACTCAATGAGTAGCTTTGTATTTTAAAATGCTTATGCAAGTTTCACTTGCAAAGCATATTGCTTGAAATGTTGCTTCAGCAACACTCTGACCATCACGAAAGCATTTTGCTTTCGTTCGGAAGTAGAGTTGTTGCCATTCTTCAGCAAGTCCAAAGGACTTTGCTCTGTTGTAGTTTTTAGCTACTTCAGTAGCTAAACGATTAATAGCAAAGCTATTCCATTCGCTGTTTTTTGTCATAATCTTCCTTCCTAAGCTATTTTGGATTATACTTCGTATAATCCTAAAATAGCTATAGGGTTTCAGCCTCACAGCATGCGTGTCAGTGAGGTACGACAGTTTATGTTTATACGTAGTATAAACCTAAGAATGACAGCATTTTCACTTCGTGAAGTAGTATTTCAGCCTTTCGAAGCTAAAGCTTCGAAACGTTTGGAAACCCTATGCACAACCTTAATAAGGTTGTACATAAGTGGCAAAAACCTAGGAAAACAGACACTAAAGTGTCTGAAAACTGTGCCAATCGCTGTGCATAATGCGATGGGGGGGTATGTACCCAACCCGCCTCCGCACAAGTGCCACGTTGCTGTTCGGTACTCACATAAAATTCTACATAACTACGAATGTCTGTATGGAAAAGGAGACACTATATGACTGTAAACAATAGACAAAAAAACTTAAAGGAAGCAAAAATAACTGCTACTCAATTTGCAAAAGCTATAAAAAGCTTAGACTTATCAACGATTTCTGATCCTGAGAAAAGAAAACGTGCAATTATAGAAAGAGTATTAGCGATTATGGCAGAAGAGATAAAGGATCCTGTCTCTAAAAAAAAATTGCAAACTGAATTGAAAACTTTGGAATTTCATAAACGCAGTTTAGGAATTTAACATGGTGTCACGACAAGAAGCTGCACGTCAGCTTCTCAAATTACGAAATGCTGATGAGACATTTTTAGGTTTTGTAAAACTACATCACGCAGATTTCAAATTAGCAAAGTTCCAAATTGAATTAATCAATAAGCTAGATGCTGTTGAGAAGGGTAAGATAAAACGATTAATGATTAACATGCCACCAAGACATGGAAAATCATTTCTCGCATCATGTTTGTTCCCTGTTTACTACATGGGAAGAAATCCTGAGCGTGCCGTGATGTGTGTTACTTACAACTCAGAATTATCCATGACGTTTGGAAGGCAAGTTAGACAATATGCAAAGGATCCATACACTCTACAAACTTTTGATAAGTTTGAATTATCTACTGACTCCCGTGCTGTTGATCATTGGGGTACCTCTCGTAATGGTGTCTACTACTCTATAGGTTTGGGTGGTACAACAACAGGTAGACGTGCCAACCTCCTCATTATTGATGATCCTATCAAGTCTCGTGAAGATGCAGACTCAGCAACACAACGTAACAAAGTCTGGAATTACTACGTAGCATCCCTACTCACTCGTCTGCAACCATTGGATCAACCACCAGCTGTCATCTGTATTGCTACTCGTTGGCATCCAGACGACTTATGTGGTCGTATTCAAAAACAAGATGATTGGAATGAATGGGATCATATTAACTTTCCTGCAATCCTAGAAACAGAATCTACAAATGAAATTCGTAATCCTGAATACGCACACCTTCCCCTGGCAAAAGTATCTCGATACAAACGCTACATTAAATCAACACAAGAGAAACCTTTATGGGAAGAAAGGTTTCCTATGGCAGACTTACGTAAAATGGAAAAGCTTAATCCTCGTGAGTTTGCTGCACTGTATCAACAACAACCATTCATCAAGGGTGGTAACATGATTAAAACAGAGTGGTGGAAATATTATGACACCAATGATTTTGAAGAATCACAATTAACAACCATCATCATTGCAGTAGATACAGCATTTAAGAAGACAACGACTTCCGACTACTCCGTAGCCGTTGTCGCTGGAATGACACAAGAAGGAGACATATACATTGTAGACATTAAACGATCACGATTTGAGTTTCCTGATTTAAAGCGTGCCTTAATATCTCTCAACACTAAATGGCGTGGCAAGGGATTACGTGGCATACACATAGAAGACAAAGCATCAGGTATGTCACTCATACAAGAGTTAAAGAATCAATCAGGCATGGCAATCATTCCTTATAAAGTATCAACAGATAAAGTTACACGTGTAGCTGCTATCACTGACTTAATAGAAGGTGGTAGAGTTTTACTACCACGCAACGCTATATGGTTAGATGACTTTATTGAGGAAACAGTTTCTTTTCCTAATGGTACACATGATGATCAAGTAGATGCATTATCAATGGCATTAGATAAATTATCTCGTATGTCATTTAATGCAGGAGAGTTAGAAGTTATTCCTCTTTCATCAAAAGGATCATTAGCATCATCATTAGAGAAGAATGGAGATTGGTACGGATGGGGAGAATAAGGGACGACACAATTCCCTTTTTACACCTATTACTAAACACTTTAACATTAACATAAAGCATACATGGTAAGTAATAATATATACGGAGCAAGTTACCGAGACATTCACGTAGATTCACCTGATAACATTGTTGTCGATTTATCTCGTCACATTAACAAGCTACAAAACTACGAAGATATATCAGACGATTTAAGTCAAGAAGAGGAACATAAAATTGTTGAATACATTCATTCAATGATTGATATGTCTCATGATAAAATTAAAAACAGATACGATCATTGGCGTGAAGCTGATCAGGCACATGATGTTTATGTTAATCCAACCGCTACAAAGTTTAGAGAAAAAGCTGTCATTGCAGACACACGTGCAATAGCAGATACAGTAACAACTTATTTGATGTCTGCATTGGCAGGAAGAAACCCCATGTTTATGTTGGAAGGTTTAAATAGAAAGTCAAGAAAAGTTGCTGCTGTATTAGAAAGAGTTTTACATCAACACATGAGACGTACAGCAGGTGAAGCAAAAGTTGCACAAATGCTTCTCGACTCAGTACGATATGGTTTTGCACCAACAAAAGTAATTTGGGATAATAAAACAAATCAATCAAAGCTTGTTAACTTTGATCCTCGTAGATGTTTCCCTGATCCTCGTGTTAACTGGGGTGATTGGGAAAACATGCAGTACATTGTCTGTGCAGATTTTCAGTCATACAATTCTTTAGTACAGTCAGGATTGTATCCTAAGTTAAAAAAATATCCTGGCTTAAGAAGTATATCTCCTATCAAAGCAGGATGGAATGCACATAAGTGGCAACAAGATAGTGGTAGAGGTTTATCAATTGATCCAGCAGACTCACATCAAAAACGTACAGGTAATTCTTATTTTACTTTAGGTGATGCACGTATGGTAGATGAAGCATGGATAAAATTATCTGGTCATGAAATTGGAATACCATCTATTGAAACAATTTATTTAGTTGTCGCAATTCTTGATGAGCAAGTTTGTATTCGTTTTCAACTTAACCCTTATGGTCAACAACTTCCTTTTGTTTTTGGTGGATTATATCCTGACTCACATAAAACATATGGTCAATCACTATACGATATTCTTTTACCCGTGCATGATATTGCTACATGGTTATTACGTTCAAGAGTAGATAACGTACAAGCAGCATTAAACAATTTAATCTTTGTTGATCCAACACAAGTTTCGGTGCCTGATCTTATTGATCGAAATCCTCATGGTATTGTTCGTACATTGCCAGGTGCTAAACCAGGTGATGGTGTTTTTATTTCACAAATACCTGATGTAACAAAGGGTCACTGGGGAGACATCACACAACTATCTGAATTAAAACAACGACTCTCCGCAGCCTCCGATGCACAACAAGGTATGCCAACTGGTGAAGTACGTACAGCAACAGAGATTGCTCGCCTAACACAGTTAGGCTCACAACGACTAGGTGGATTGGCACGTATTATGTCAGCAACAACAATGCGTCCAATGGTTAGAATGATGGTTGCGAATATACAAGATTCTATTTCTTATGATGGATCAATTAAAATGGATCCGTACAACATGCCTACACAATTAGCTGACATGGTGGACGATGGATACATTGATTTCAGTATACAAGATTTACAAGGCGATATTGATTATTTGGTTATTGATGGATCACTTCCTATCGAGCCAACACGTAACGCTGAAACGTGGATGAATATGTTGAAGGTAATGGGAGAAACAGGATTAAACATGGAATACAACACAGCTAAAATTGCTGAAGAAGCAATTCGATCAATGGGTATATCTGATTTGGATCAGTTCCGTATTTCTAAGGAACAACAATCTCAGGGTCCATCACCATCACAACAAATGGCAATGATGGAAAAAATGCGTGGTGCTTCTGTACAACCTAATGAACAAGTTCAGCGTGAGGTTGAAGCAGGTAATTTAGTTCCAATGATGGATGCAATGGGAGGTAGACGATGACAAAAACAATTCCAAATCCAGAAGTATTAGAAAAAAATATTGATGCGAAGACTCGTGATTTTGTTAAGTCTCATGCCTCTACAATTATAGAATCAAATGGAAAAGAAATAATTAAACTACGTGCAGAGATAGAAGCCTTACACAACAAGTTAAAAAATTTAGAAGATACAATACCAACAATATTTAAAGGATTAGTTGATCAGCCAGTATCAGATTTTAAAAAGCAAGTCACAAAAGGTGACGTAATACGATTTATGAAAAAAATGGGATGGAGTGAATAATGTCTGAAACGCAACCTCGTGGTGAACAATTACGATTCCTGTCATCAAAGACAGGTACACATAACCTAGATACATATTTAGAGTCAGCAGAAAGAGGAACAAAAAGCATTGGTGATATGCTTGGTGATATCTTTGATTCATCTGGTGTGTTTGATGCAACAAATTTTGAATTTCAATTTGATCCTTCCGACAATCAACTAGAAGTAAGAGTTGGCGGATCGTCAAACTCTTACGTTAACATAACAAACTTTTTTAACATTAGAGGTACATACTCGTCATCATCAACGACATACAAAAATTTTGATTTAGTAACTCGTTCTAATGGTGATGTACACATTGTACATGGATTATCTTCTAACACCGCAACAACAACTTTTGCAAATGATGCAACAGTTAACTCATCATCTAACACAACAAAATTAATAGATGTATCAGGTGCAGCAACACAGGCAACTGCGGCAGCCTCGTCTGCCACAGCCGCAGCAAGTTCAGCAACAGCCGCAGCCTCTTCTGCTACCACAGCAACAACAAAAGCTTCTGAAGCT